GCCCGGCCGCTGACCGCCACATCCGCCTGGGCCCGGTGTCTCTTAAGGATGAATCGTTTGAACCGGTAGTGATCGCAGACTTCAAACGGATCGGTGATGCGCTGTTTTTTGTGCTTGCAATATCCGGTCGACTCCACACGCCTCCTGCAGGACCAGCAGGTCCTGGCGTTCTCCAGCCGGCGCCGTTTTTGCTCGGCTGCGGTACCTACCTGTTTCCGGGCTCCGGCCGTTTGCAGCTGCCTTAGTTTTTTCGTTTTTACTCGCCGTCATTTTTTACCTGCCTTTCTCCATATTCATCCAACCTAATCTTCCACTCTTGGGTCTGTTTCTTTGACTTTTTCGTTTCTCTCATCCCAGCAAACGGCCACAAAGTCATAGTTCTATTAGGCGGTGCAACAGGTGGTTTGGTCTTATCGAATGGTTGTGGATAGAACTCAAACACATATTTCTTACTCATTTTTCACCTGCCTTCGGGCACGTCGTAAAGGCGCCCCACATAAATCGATATGTTGTTTTCGTGTCCCTTTGTGCTGGACTTTGATTTTGCGAACACCGAGCTCGCCCGCAGTCCGGATCAGGCGGCCCTCATCCCGATCAAAAAGATGAGCTGCTTCATCGGACCACTTAAAACAAACCGGAGCATTGGGATAGCGCCGGGCCCCCAAAAAAACATGCAGGGCCTGTCCCCCATCCCCCGCATACTCGAGGGCCCCCAAAAGTTCTCGTTCCTTAAATAGTTTCATAGACACCTCCTGCACCTACCATCCCGGAAATACAAGGGGACCGGATACGGCTTTTTGACGCAAAAATTTAGATTCTGCGCGCCATCGCCAACCGCCGGGAAGCGAACTCGCCGGAAGGACCCAGAGGGGGTCTTTACCCTCCCCCCCTCGATGCGCGCGCCTCAAATTCCGAACGTTCGTAAGTCCTTTATTTACGTTGTTCCGGATGTTACCTATCCAGATGCATTTACGGCTCAGAAACGCTGATTGCCCTCGAAACGACCGGACACGGCCCGTGTCCGGTGTCCGGTCAATCGTCGTTTTAAGCTCAAAACCCAAAGTGGACGGGCGTTGTCCTGTCCACTTGTTTTTTTTCGCGGCCATAGGGCTGCGCTTAGTCCGCCCACAAGAGCCCGTAATGCATAGACTTACAACCGAAGCCAGTAATAAAGTCATCATTACCCTGTAAAGTGTTGACTTTTGTTTAAAATCAGCCATTTTTTTCAGCTCTCCAAACCACCTCTGAACGAACGATACAGTTTTTCCCCGAGCCCCTGCAGCTGAGCATTTACGATGTGCAGATACCGGGCGGTAATTGTGATGTCAGAATGACCCATCAGCTGCTGTAAAAGGTATATATCCACGCCGTTGAGCAGGGCGTTGACTGCGAATGTGTGACGCATCATATGAGGGAAAACCCGTTTGCCGATCCCCGCATGCTCGCCGATGCTGCGGAACTTACGATACAGTGACGCCGACGTCCTGAGCCGTGAAACAATCTCGCCCGTTTTGCGATGAACCACCTGAATCTTTTTAAGGTAGGGCCGGCGGCTCTGACTATAAAAAACCGGCTTGGTTATATCAGACCGTCGTATGTGACGCGGCATGGTCCCAGGCCTTACGCCGGCGATGTAACCGGAGAGCTCATCGGCCAGCTGCTGACCCACCTGAATGGTGCGGTCCTTGTTGTTTTTGCCCCGGTATACTTCAATAACATTCGTCCCCAAAACCATCGGCGTATCGCAGACCCGCATCTGTGCCAGCTCAGTCTCCCGCATCCCCGTCCTGAACAGCAAATCACTGATCAGCTGGATGCGTTTCGTCCCGGTCGAACCGAGCTCAATAAAACCGCCTGTCACCACGCTCGGCGTCCGGCCATACAAATACGACCAAAACCGCTGCTGCTCTTTTGCCGTCATGACTTTGGACCATCCGATCTGATCCCGGCGCCTTGATTTCGTTCGGGGTTTAAACATTAATACAACCAGCCCTCGGTGTTTACCTTTGGCAATTCAATCTTCACATCAAAGAATCCCTGCTTGCCTGTCACCCGCACCGGTATCGGCAGTTTTTTCGTGTCCCCGAGCACCCATGCGACGGCGCCCTTATAGCATTCGCACATCGCAGCTTTTTCGTCAAGGCGCGTCATGAGCCGGCAGTCCTGAATTGTTGTCTTTGCCAGGGCCATGCCCAGCGGCAGATCTGCAATTCGAATATGCCGTAAATAAACCGGCAGGTCCCATCTCCTAAAACAATCCTCAAGTATTAAATCTTTCTCTTGCGGCAATGTTTTCATCGAGCAAATCAAAAGAGGACCGAGCTGCCGCGTGTACCATCCCCGCGTCTCGATCGTTTTTATTCCCTCGGCGATCAGCGTCGCCCAGGGCTGCTGAACTGACAAGGCCCTCATTTCTCCTCCTTAATCCCCGGCAGCTTTTCCTGTTTCGGCACGATCGTCACGTACATGACTTCTTTGTTTTCTTTACCGGCCCCGCTTTCCTCGAGCAGCCGATCATTACTGCCCTTCGGTTCAATGCTTAAAATCTTCAACTTAAGTATTCGCCCGGCCTTGCTCGCGCCAAAACCTTCGATCATCGCCTTTGCTTTTATTTTGGTTCCCATTTTTAGAATCCTTTCACTGCGCAATCAGTTGAATTTATATTCGAACTTATATTCACCGTTTTATTTTTCGCTTGTCGGTATTGGTGAACGAGATGCCGTCAAGATACTTCGCGAGATCTTCCTTAATGTAGAAATCCACGCCGAGCTCCCTGCAGAGCCGGACCGCCTTGATCCCGAAATCCCGCCACTGGCTCCATGAGAGGTCCTGCTTGGCGTGGTTCATTTTACCGATCTTATAATGCCCGACACAGTGGTGAGTTTGCCGAATAAGCTCGAGGGATTGTTCCGGATCAATTACAGGCTCCAGGCTGACCCATGTCACGATGCCCATCCTTCCTGCGAGCTCAAGACTCTCGATACGCTCGGCCGGCAGGGCGGCCCGGGGCTCCCATAAACGTGATTCGCTTTCATCCAGCAGCGTCAACGTCACCGCGAACATATCGTGCGGGCCGTACAAATCAAAATCCCGGCAGGCAGCCAGGCCGGCTTTTGTCAATACCTGAAACGGGATGTCGTGGTCCTTGAAGATTTCAATTGCCTGACGGGTTCTTCGATGTTTCTTGTCCAGCGGCTGATACGGATCACAACCGAAACAGAGCAAAACCCGCTCGTCGGTGCCCTGATACTTCGGAGCCTCTTTTTTAAGTCTTTCAATAACCATGGACCTCGGGTTTTGTCTGGTAAAGAAATCCGGGTTCTTCATTGCCACCGGCCCATAGCAATACTTACAGCCGTGGGCGCAACCGATGTACAGGTTGGCCGCAAGGTGCGAATATTCCTCGGCGCGGCCAGCTGGTCGATAAATAATTCCCATTTGTCACCTGCCTTTCATAAACACTTATTGCACAAATCCGTTTCAACCCAGTAGCACCCGCCATCACAGGCGAAATCCTCGGTGCAGCCGCACGTCCTGCAGACCCGGACCTTCAGTGATTCTTTAATCAGCTCAATATCGGGGACAAATCGTTCGCACCGCTCGTCGCCTTCATGCTCCCTGCAGACCTGTGGTTTGGCCTGGTGTCCGTAAACCTTTTGGATAAGACAGACCGCCAGGCCGTTTTCAAATCGCAGCATCTCGCAGGGCAGGTCGTTGGCTTCATAGACACCATTGTCGGACCGGGCCTCGAGCAGCGGGTACCGCTCAAAGTCACCTCCCTTCCAGAAAGTCCGGCCGACATCTATGCAGCAATTGCCACAGCGTCTGCAGCTCATCTTTCAACCTTCTTGGCTTTTGTCTTTTTGGTTTTCGGGGTGGTTTTTTTGCCTGCTTTTTTGGTTTTGTCAGTGGCCCGGGCTTTTATGAGCTCCTCGGATTCGGGGATCGCCTCGTCCGCTTCTTTTTTCAAGGCCTCAACATCAATGCCGAGCAGCTCGCCGATGTATTTAATTACTGCTACAATCCCGGCGACACCTCGGGGGGAGATGGCTTCCTCACAAATACCCTCTTTGGCGGCGGGCCAAAGCTTGGCCGCGACCTCCTGAAAAGCCTTGTCGGCGTTGGATTCCGACAATAACCCTTTGAGCCTTTCGAGATTTTTTTTGTGCTCCGGACCCACATACGTGGAACCTGTCCCATAAACAGCCGCCAGTGAAAAAACAACCAACGGCTTGTTTTTATGGGCTATCTTTTCAAACTCCAGCTCGTCGACAGCTTCCGACAGCTTATCGCAAACTTGCGACCATCGCAAACGCTCGAGCTCAGCCTTGAGGTCTTTCAGTGTTTCCTTTTGAGGTTTTGCCGGTTGTGGGCTTTTGCGAATCTTGACATACCTCCTCGAGCCCAGACCATTACCGGAAACAACCAAAGCCGGGACGGCCCCCTTGGTTTTTTGCCTGGCTGCATCATATTCGTAGAGCGACAGGACATACCCATACCTTTTTTTCAGCCCTTTTTCTTCACGACCATAACCGGTTTTGATTGCGACCAGCTTCGGATGTTTCTTTTTGAGCTCGTGGAATTTCCTCTCGATATGGGCCTGCGTTTTAACCTCCCAGCATTTCGGGTCCAGGCACCGGTCCTTTTTCTTTATGGCCTCCGGGTCTGTTACATCATCAAACAGCCCGGGCTGCCGGCTGGTTCGCTTCACACAACCATTGCACGTTCCGGCCTTTAGCACCAGCCCGGCATCGTTCGGGTCCCACAGCGCCTTTTTCAAAAGCATGAGCCTTTTTGCGATGTCATTGGCCAGATTTTTTACCGTCGGGATCCCGCGATAGAGGTCGCCTTTGTATTCAGCGAAAAGCCGGTCCTGAGTTTCCTTCGGCAGCCAGGCAATCTGCTGGATGTGCGAAGCCGTCCAGTCTTTTAGTTCTTCATTTTCAGCCAGGGCCTTCTTCCACTTGTCGCTGAGGTTCTTGTGGATGCTGGCCCGCTGAGCTACCCACCTAACGGATTTGCCCATCTTTGACGCGACCGCCTCGACGTCACCCTTGTACCGGACCAGCAACGTGGCCACGGCCTTGCCCTGCTCGAGCGTTGTCAGGTCCTCGCGTGCAAAGTTCTCGGCGAACGTAATCTCAAAGGCCTCATCGTCCCCCAGCTCGCCGTGACTGATCGCCTTAATCATGGGCCGGCCCGCCTGCTCGGCCGCCAAAAGACGACGTTCGCCGGCGAGCAATTCAAAAATGTAGTGCTCACCTATGCCTACCTTCTTTTTGGGATGTACCCTGACATGGACCGGGACAATCACCCCCTGGGCCTTCACACTCTCGACCAGCTCGAGGAACCCCGGGTCCTTTTTATTTATGGTCCTTGGATTGTCCCCGCTCGGAGTTATTGATTTGACGTCGAGCTCTACTAATTGTTCTTTTACTTTTGACATTTGTCTGCCCTTTCACCTTTTTTCATTTTCTGTTTTTATAAAAACCCCGCCCGCCGCATCCGTTCATCGGGCAAGGTGACAACCTTAATCCTTCTTATACCTCTCGTTACCCAAAAGTATGTGGCCGGTTATCAGCATTTGCACGCCCACCAGCGTCGTATCCCCGCCACTCGCAAGCGTGATGGCAGAAATAACAGTTGCGATAATATAATCATCCCTTCTCTTCCACTTGGCCTGTAGATATTGACTGATTGTTTCGCCCTTTATGACAAATTCGATAACAAAATCTACTACCCCCACCACGGCCAAGGCAATAAAAGCAGGGTTGGTCTGATGTGCCCACGTTAGAAGTAATGATACAGCCCAAAATACTGTGCCTAATTTTTTCATCTGATTTTCCTTTCGTATTTATGGATTAATTTTTCGCCGGCTTTTGATTGACCGCTACCGGCTAACTGCCGTTTGAACGTGACCTTGCCAATAAAATCGCGATAGACAAAACGCCCCAGCGCAAATATGATCATCGCCGCGGGAATCAAGAGCAGCCACTTATTCGCCATGAGTGCCTGGTCCATTCGCACCCAGAGCCAGCCAATCACAGAGCCAACCACAACAAGCCAGCCGTCTTTACACCCGCGCCACGCCGACACGATGCCAATCACACCCGCCACAATAAAGGCCGTGACGAGCCAGTTGGTCTCATAAACCTTCTCGATGATTTTCTCCTGGATTAAGACACCTGCCTTTGCCTTATCGCTCATGTCTGAGGTGTCGAGCTCGTTGCTGCGACGTAGCACCTGACATCCTGAAAATAAAGTTATGGTGAAAACGGCGCACAGAATAAAAACAAAATGGCGATTCATGATTTTTCCCTTTTTTGATTTTTCATATTATTCCCTAAAAGTTGACCGGCACCTTTGAAGCCGGTCTCTTTTTTAACCTTTGCAACGAACAG